ACATGGTTGCGCGTAGGTCTTTGCCTGTGTTTTGCTTATAGATGGCAGCAATGGCCTTCTTGTCTTTAGGATTTACATTCAATACTTGACGTGCAAACCCTTCAACATAACGATTAGAGACGGTATCAGGATTGACGGTAGCCAACATCGAATCAGAAAAATCATCAACATCACCCGTAGGCTCTGCTTGTTCAAAATCTTCATCATCAAACTGTGCGCCCTGACCTTCAACATATTCAATGTATGCCTTTGGACGGATAGACAGCAAACGGTTAATGTGGTCTTTATTATCAATGTCGCATAGATGAGGGGACGTGTTGTCCTTCTCATCTACTGGGCGAAATTTATAAACCACCTGTCTTAGCACGTTTTGGCCAAATGAAATATCACTACCACCAACACGCTTTAACAAGCACTCAATCAACATGATTTACACCTCGATGTTTTGTTTTGGACGATACTTCATTGTGATAGTGATTTTCGCACCCAATGCAGCATCAACCGTGTTGGCTGTGGTGATTTTGATACCAATAGGCGTAAACCCACTAGACGCAGGAGCAACACGCAAACCAGCCGTAGTGTCTTCACGCTTGATTGTGGCTGTTGCCAACGAACCAATCGCAATAACAGCCTGTGACATATCTGTTGCAGCAGCATTTAAGAAGCCCACACTACCTGCACACGTTGTACCTAATGCGTCTGTTTCTAAACGCAAGTCGGTTAAAACATGGTTAGCAGGTAATTTAGCTAATTTTATGATGTCATTGATTGCCAGTGTAGTAGCAGCCGCAAAGGTGTAAGACGCTTGAAAACACAAGGTCTCACCTGCCTCAGTAGATGTTGGTGCGGTATCAACATATTGAGCTGACGTATAAGTCGTCATGATTAAGTCTCCAAAAAACTAAGAATAAGGTTAAACCGCACGATTAGTACGGTTGTGCAGCAGCAGAATCAATAACGATGGAATTAACATCGGCACTGTTGAACTGTGGGCGTTTTAAGCCAACGATACACTTAGTCGCAATGCCTAAGCGATTCTTATAGTCGCGCCATTCTTCCGCCCAATCAAAACGTAGGCCGTTAGCAGGACTACCAAACGCGGCAACCATTGCTTGACGACCCATAAACACGGCACGAGCAGCAGCCACGTTAGAACCTGCACCGTAGTCACTGAAACGAGTCACTTTATTGTGCTTATGCAAGACAACACCGCGATACTCACCCAATGAACCAGTGAAAATTGGGTTTTTAGTCCCGTTATTAGTCGCTGTGGCTTTTTGAATATCTAACCATTGACCTGTGGTTGTCGTAGTACGCAAGTCGTGTTCTTGATAGTTGTGCATCAAGCACACAAACTTGTCCACACCATCCATACGCAAGGGAGTAATGCGAATCACACCATCAGAACCACCGCCTTCGGTCTCGGCTTTAGTCACTGCCTTGTCGATAGAGGTGAGGCTGAACTTATCATCACTCACCAGAGATGCTTTGGATGTTGCTGCACCTGAGTAGATGATATTGCTAGAACTACGCGCAACCAATGCTTGACCTTCAATCGCGGCTGTTGAAGCAGTCGGCAAAATGTAGTCAGCATTAGAGCCACGCGCACCACTGATATTCATAAACACGGCTTCATCAAAGAAACGTGACCACCAGTCAGTGAGCTTGTTGCGGCAAATCATACGTTGGTTGTTTGTTGTGCGCTTGCGAGTCATTTCACCACCACTATCAGTCGCTTTACGCACCTGGTTGATGATGATTTTATCGCTGTAGGGAGTTAAAGATTCTTCGTTGCCTTCGAGATTGTCGTCACCATAGGTAGGTGAGCCAGTCAGTTGAGCGTAGATGTCAAAATTAACTTCATCGCCTGAGTCTTTTTCGAGGTCAGTGATTAAATGAATTGGGGCATTAGGTGCGCTTTCTGCACTGCCTTCTTTCATAAAATGTGAACCCCAATAGGATTCAGGGATAGAACTATTGAATAACGCGCCTGCCCACTTCTTTTTAGTTTGCTGTGCGTTTGTCGTGATAATGGTCTGTGCCATGATTGTCACCCCTTTGGGTTTCATTCAGGCACTCTTGCGCCGAGGGATTAGTAAATACAGTCACCTTATGTGATGACATAACCCCCAACCGCACACGGCGGCCAGATTTTTCAGATATTTCGATGATACTATCACCTATTTGTATTCTATCGCCAATTCGTGCGCTTAAATATAGCGTTGAACAGGTTTTAGCCATTATTTTGTTCCTAGCAAGTAGCGTTCATGTTGTTCAGGCGTTAATTTTGCTACTGCGTCCTCGTACTTACGCCCTGATAGCTTGTCGATATAACCAAACTCATCACCATCAGCATTAGGAATAGCAGAGGGGATATTACCAAGCGTAGGCGGTAACTCAACCTGTGGTGCTTTTGCCTTAGCGTTTGGCTTAGGTGCATCGGGTAGCTTTTGGCCAGTCACCTTTGCAATGCTTGTTAGTAAATTATGCTTTGCTGTGCTAAGTACATCAGCAATCGGCACATTACCTGCCGCTAAAATCTTTTTAACGTGAGCATCAAGTGAGTTAAACAGTGCATCATCTTCTGCAAATACTTTGTTTTCTGCTTTAGCAAAAAAATCTACCTGTTCTTTTTCCCACTGCGCCATCAACTTGGCTTGGTTCGCTTCGGCTGCTGCGTTTTGTGCTTCAATTTGTTCTTCGGCTAACTCCATCTTAGCCTCAACACGGGCAATAGCACGTTCTACCTTGCGTACTTCGATGTTGTATTCAGCATCTTCTAACTCACCATCATCAAACCTTTCGGCCAATTCTTTTAATTGTGCTTCAAGTTCGGCTTGCTTGGTGGTAGCCGCCAACAACACATCGGCATAATCAATACCTGTATTTTCGGGTACAGGCTCAATAACTGGCTCAGGTGTAGGCTCAGGTGCTTGTGGTGCTTCGTCTTCATCATCAATAGTGACTTCAATTTCTTCGTCTTCGTCATCCATCGCAAAATCATCGTGACCTTCGCTGTCTGACGTAATGATTTCATCGCCAAAATCATCAGGCAAGTCCAAACCTTCTTGCTCGGCTGCTGTTAAAATGATTGAACTTTCGTTATCGTTACTCATTGCTGCATATCTCCGCTAAAAGCAGGGTCAACCTGTTGTTGTACAGGCATTTGTTGTGGTGGTTGTGGTTGATTAGACTGTAAATTAAGAATGTCATCAGCCTGTCGGATAATCTCATCGGCTGCTTTGGCCATGTGAGGCTTAGTCAACATGGCTTTTGTTGCGTTCATCACATCTTGCAAAGCGTTCATCTTGTCGCTTAGTGCGGTAATCTGTTCCGAGTTAGCTGCCGCCTGTGCTTGCTGTGCATCAGCTTCCAGTTTTGCTATCTCGGCATTGGCTTTACGCTCAATCATCGCGTTTTGCTTGGCTTGCTGTTCGGCTTGTGATTGTTCACGCGCTGCTTTTTCTTCGGGTGTCTCGTCAGGGTCGGGTAAACCCATTGACTCGCGCAACTTGGCCATAATGCCGTCTTTGTTGGGTATGTCCGTCAATCCAATAGCTGTCTCAATGACTGCAAACGCGGATTGTGGGTTGCCTGTCGCCTGTGCAATGGTCGATGCCAGTGGCAATAACTGCTCTGCTAAGGCTTGGCGCATCGTCGCGTGATAGTTTTGCTTGGTGACAATAAAATCGGCTTGTGACTTGGTGATGTCTGTCTCGTCTGTACCATCATTGACTGCAACAAACTCTTTGCCTTTAGTGTCGGAGGTGATACGGAACTGCATTTCTTGGCTAATAAACTGCTCAATCAGCGATAACACTAACTGGCCTTGCTTCTCAAATGCCCACGCTGCATTTTCGTAGAGCATTAACGTAGTGACTGTGCCTTGTTCTTGGCGTGCTTGTATCGCAATACCTGACGTAGCATTAGTCGATTGACCTAAGTTTTCACCTGTCACACCCGAAGCCTTGAGCATATACGCCTCATCTTCACGCCCAAACTGCACATGAGCATCTGCTAGTGACGGGCTTTCAATGATTTCTAGCTTCTTGCCTTGATTGACTTGAATAATGCTATCAGGACGTGATACTTCTTCCTCAAGCTGCTTAATATCATCAACCGCGCCTTTGTCCATTACCACACGTTTAGTCGATAGCAGGTAGATAGCTTTGTTGCGTCTAATGTTGAATGACATTTGCGGGTCGCGTAACGCACGAATGACACCGTAAGGCATACCTGTCTTGTCATCGAGATAAGCCACAGTACGCACAAACGGGAATCTGTTGTGCCGATACGGGCTGACACCTGAGAATAACAGCGTATTGTCGGTAAACACACAGACACAAACCTGTTGACGATGTGTTTTAACTAGCTCTAATTCGCCCATTTGTACCGCTTGAACGTGTTCAGGGTTCTTCGGGTCGTACACATAGCCCGATAATCTGCCTTGACCGCGTAGTATCTGTACGCGCATAGGTCGCTTGTACCAACATTCCATGACGCGGATAGCTTCTCGCGTGCCGTCATAAGGCATGGCCTTTGACATAAACATCGAGCCGCCTGCGCCTAGTCCCGATTGTTGGTACTGTTCGTACATAAAATCGTTTTCAACTTGTTCGCGGTCTTGCGATTCGTTGCGTAATTCGTTTTCAAGATTAGGGAATCGTGCGACTAACTGCTCAACGTCTAAAATCTTGGTGCGAAACAGGCGAGTAGCATCACTAGCATCAACACGCCTGCAACTACTATCAACAATCATGTTACGCCAATGTTCGTGACGGACAACAATTTGCTGTTCGCCTTCGTCATTCACTTCTAATGCTGTCTCAATCCAGCCTTCACCTGTTTTTACCGCATCTTGAAATGCTAGGTACTCTTGACGTGACGCACTGTTAATATCGGCAATGTATTTGCATAGCTTTGTCTTGCGAATCGCTGGCTCTACATCATCTTCGGTGCGTGGTAACACGTTCCAGTCGTATGTTTGACGTAGATAACTACCAAGAATCCAGTTAATCGTTTGCTTGATGATGTTGTACTGCAAGGGAGGCATACGGCCATCAGCTTCGTATTCTTCCTTTTCAGCTTCGGTGAACTGCTTATCGTCGTAGAAGTCAGCATCGAGTGAACGCTGCAAACGGCTTTCGGATTGTAGGCTTATGTCGCGGTAATACGCACCCTTAACCCATGTGTGTAGCTGCATACCATTAGCAAAATCAAACTTCTTGCCGACAACAGGCGCATTGGCTTCATCGCCTTTGCTGTCACCGTCTAAATTCACTGGCGTATTGCGTAAATTGTCGATTGTCTTGCCGTTATTCATCGTGCATCTACCAGTGTTTGACCATTAACTTTTAACAACAACCCTGTACGCTCAACTTCTTTTTGCATGAGTGCATGGTCGTGTGTCGCATCATCATCGGGTCGCCACGCGATAATCGTGTCAATGTCATGCAAAATCATGTCGCCTACAACGTGTTCATCATTTTTTGTGGGCGAAACAAACAGCGTAGCGGCTGCGTCCTGCATGGTTGCTTTGAAAAATTCAGGCTCACGCACTGTCCACGCATCACACAATGGGAACACATACATATTTTTAACACCCATAAACCCTCGACACATCAACAAACAAGGCTCGTCATAGTGTCGTCCGTCTCTGTCAAACTCTACGTTTTGCACAAACGTCTGTATGCCGTTGCGATTACTTAACGCAACAGTGTTTTCTGTATCCATTATTAAACTCTCCGCCAATTTGGGCGTGAACGCTGAGGCGTTTTAGGTGAGTAGTAAGTGTAGCCTTGTGCAAACTGTCTAAATGCGTCTGCTGCTTCTGAGTGAATGTCGTGTCGCGGTGATTCTTTCCAACAACCTGCTCTATCATTCCACTCTTTGCGATAGTTTTCTAAATGGGCTAGTCCGTCTTTGCAATTAGTCTCATCAAACCAGCATTGATTGAATACATCGCGCGTTGCTTGTATGCCGTGTTGTATGTAATCAACTCTTGGCACTATCTCAATGTTCTGTAAGCCTAGTTCTTCGAGCATATCAATCGGGCTTTTAACGCTAGTACCTTGTTGCCGCTTGTGTGTTGCATCGTGCGGCAGGTAATGCCTGCCCCACACATAACCAAGACCTTGCATATACTTAACAAAATGGCTGTAGGGTTCGCCCCATGCTTCGTAAAACTTGATGAAGCGATTCTCTAAGCCAATGCGTTGATGAAACCATATTGCTGTACCATCACTCGCGCCAATATCCCAAAACGTATTAACAGGCACTCCTTCAACTACAGGCACAGTAGCAATTCGGCCTTCTTTACGCGCTTTAGCAAGTTGTTCGGAGTAGTAACAGCCTTCGGTTGACTGTTGAAACGCTTCTTCGGGCGTACTTGGGTACTCTTGCCACATCTTTTCTTCTGAGCCGCTAAAGTCTGCGTCTCTTGTGGCCACATACCACGCTCTTTTCTCTGGACTAATCGGTTGACCAATCTGTGATTCGACACGTTCAAAATATAAATTGTCTTTATCTGTTAGCTTGACGCTATCGGCTGGCATACAGTACCGTTCTTCGTCCCACCACGCGAAAAAATGGAAACGATAGTCACGCACTGTTAATTCCTTGTTTGAATCTTTAGCAGCTTTAGCTCGCATGGTGATGTTGTAAAACTCGCCTTCACGCCCTTCTGCTGTCGATTCGATAATCAAAATACCGTTTTTTGGCACTGCTGGTATCGAACCTGTAACTACTTCAACCGCCTTGTCGGGGTATTTAGCGCAAATCTTGCCAAACTCTGAGATGTGCAGCCTGTGAATCGTGCCTGACCGCATACTTGTTGCTACGCGAATCGAGCTGTTGTTATGAGCAAACAGTAACTCACTAGCACTATCACGCGCCAATGGCATTGCAGCTTTTAATTCTTCGGGTAGATTTTCGTAGGCAAACTTAACTTTGTCTCTGAAGATAACTTCTGCCGCCTCTCTATCCTGAGCAATGATGCCGCACCGCATATTCTCGCTAAATAACGCGGTATCAAGCCAAACGATACAAACTAATGTTGTAAAACCTAGCTGTCTCGCTTTTAAAATGATATTTCTGTGCCATAAGGCTTTTAAAAGTCGCTTTTGTGCGCGGTTTGGGATGAATGGCATCACTAAGCCATCCTCACCATCATCGCCCTTGATAATGATTTTGTATAACGCACCTGAACAGATACGCCACAAGGGGTCTGACAAACACTCGGCCAATTCATCCTGATTAGCTGGCGCAAAATTAAACTTAATACCGCCGTCTTTGCGCCTAAAATCTTTGCTAATCTTCATCAAAATCGGCTTGTCTGTTGGGGACACCGATTGACTTGCCTTGTATTGCGCCTAATAGCGTGTTAATTGCACCGTCAACAGGTGTTGTCTTGTCTTGAATATCAAACGCTTGACGCTCTTTATCGATTGATGTCTTGAGCGTATCCATTAGTTTTTTAGTCATATCAACGCTGTCTTTTCTTTAA